GCCGTCGCGGTATCGGCTGGCGTAGCGCCAGGCGCGACGCGTACAACGACGATAGGCGCTGCGACCTGCCCTGCGATGGCGACCAGCGCGGCGCGCAGCGTACCGCCCGCGCCGGCCTTCTCGATCGCGTCGTCGAGGTTCGTCACCTTGACCGCGGTGTCGAGCGGGAAAGCGCCGGCAACCGCATCCGGTGCGGTCGCGACCAGTCCAATGACGGCGGTGGCAACCGTCGCGATGCCGCGGGTCGATGTCTTGACCTCGGTGACGTTGATCCCGTGGAGGAAACTCATGGGCGGACCTTTCAGGCGAGCGCCGACAGGGCGCGGATGGTGGACGAGATGGAAAAGGCGGGGGCGGCAGCCGTGTCGGTGCGCCGGCCGGTGACCGTGATGACGGCCTCATGCGGGAGTTTTCCGTGCGAAAGCACGACACGGGAAATACGGGCTCGGCCTTCTTGACGGAGTAGGGCGAGCGCCGCCGCGGCGAAGATCCGCATCCGACCGAGATCGTTGTTTGGCTGATCGAGCAGTTGCGGAACGAGCGAACCGTATTCGCGCCGACCCAAGCGACTGCCGGCCGGGGTGCCGAGTATGTCGCCGATCGACTGCGCGAGGTGATCCGCGCCAGCCAGAGGCGCACCGGTGTTGCGATCCATGCCGATCATTGGGGCGGCCCTGAGATCGCGCCACCAGCCTGCACCTTTGTGTGGACGTGACCCTTCAGGCTCTTGCCGCCACCGATGACGTCCGCGTCGCCGGTCACAGTGCCGGTCGCGTTGATGTCGCCATCGACCGCAAGGTCGCCGGTGAAATGGAGGCCGCCGCGCGCGACGACCAGAACGGTGGCGTCTGCCGGCAAATAGGCCATGAGGGAATGGGTCTTCGGATCGTAGCTGACGGTCGCGCCATCCTCGAACTCGGTAAGTGTCGAACCATCGTTCGCGGGGTGCGGATAGGCGTCGCTCGACAAACTGCCGATAATGATCCCGCGCGCGGTGTCCGCCTCGGGCGCCAAGACAACGACCTGTTCGCCGATCGCGGGCGGCGACCAGGCCCGTGTCGATCCAGCGCGGCTCGCGAGCCACGGAATATCGCCGGTCGTGAGATCGTCTGCGAACTGGACCCGAGCGCTGCCGCCATCAAGATCTACGGACACGACGGTGCCTTCGCGCGCTAGGTCGCCAATGAGACGCTGAATGTCGGCAGGATCGGCCATCCGTGCGACCATGCGCGGGAGGGAAACAGACGCGAGTGGCTGCTCTTGTAGAAACCTATTCTACAAGAGCGGGGCGTCAGATCAGCGGGCTGGCAAGCGCGGTCCTCAGGACGGGGGCAAGGATCGTCGAGATGAACGCGTGACCCGCAATGTCGGGATGGGTGCCATCGGTGTAGGTGATACCCGACCAGATCGGCAGCGACGTATCGACGATCGCGACGCGGGGATCCGCGATCAAGCCGCGCGCCGTGAAGATCTCCGTCTTATAGGAAGCGTCGAACGGGTACATCGCCAGGATTCGGCCGACATTGGGGTAGGACTTCAGAAGTTTTTGCAGGAACGCAACATAGGCGTCCCGGAAAACCTCGGTGGAAACGCCCCGCGAGGCGTCGTTCGTGCCCAGATTGATCACGATCACCGCCGGGTTTTCGGCAACGGTGTCCACCGGTCGCCCGGCCATGTGGTAGAAGGCGTGGCCCTGCGGATAGCCTGGCGAGGTATTGGCGGGCGGCATGGTCGCATTCAGCACCGGAACCGTCAGTCCGGTCCCGCCAAAGCCATTGACGATCGGCCGGAAGCCCGCGGCGTTCGCCGACAGAACCGGCCAGGATACGTCGCCGGCATAGCCGATCGGGCTGGCGCTGGAGGTGCGGCCGCCGATGCCCCCCGTGATGCTGTCGCCCAGAAACAGCACGGCCGGCCGTTCGTCTGCCCATGGTGCGATCCGGCCTGCTGCATTGTCGGGCCGAAGCCCTTCGATCATCACCCCAGCACCGCGAAAGAACAGGTTGGCGTCGTACTCCACCCCGCGCACGCGCAGCTCGATCTGCCGGGTCCCGCCGATCGCAAATCCGGTGACCGTCTTGCTCGCAGCGAAGCCGGCGGGTCCGTCGAGCAGGATCGGATCGCCGAAGCGCGCGCCATCGACGAAGGCGTCGAACACGGGCGGCGCACCTTCGCTGACGACGATGTAATCGATCGTCAGGCCGCCGGCACCGGTCAGCAGCGTACGTAGATAGGAGCCGCCACGTGTCGTGCGTTGAATCAGGCGACCGTTTTCGAACCCCGGCGTCCAGCGTCCGCCAAGATAAGCCTGACTGTTGAGCTTCGTGCCTCCCCGCCCGTCAAAGACCTGCACGCGCGCCAGCCGCGACGGTACCGCGCCGATCGATGCCGGGCGCAAACATCCCTCGTTGAATGGATAGGCGTTGGCGGCTGCGCCATACACTGCCGAGCCCGCGACGTTATCCGCAGGGCGCGCGGTACCGTCGGCCCAGGCGCGAATATACCAGGTGAGGCCCGGAAAGACGGGCGGGGTAGACAGCTCGATCCAGACGAGTGCTCTGGCGGCACCGGCAAACTTATTGGCAGCGCGGCCGAATTCCACGGTCAAACCGTCGCTCTTCAGAATGCCGTAAACAAGGTCGAGGCCATTGTCCGACCAGATCGCGCGGCCAGCGAGTGCGTCATTCGCAAACGCGTAGAAGAAGACGCTGTCCGCATTATCGACGCCGCGGCGAACCTGAAGGCGCACAACGCCCTCACCGAAACGCACTTGCCGCACGAGCGCTTTGTTGTCGCTGTTCTGCGCCGATACGACGTGCAGCGCACCGCCTGGACCGATCGAGACCTTGGGTGCACCGATCTGGCTGACTTCACGCACCGGCGTCTCGCCCTCGACGTACAGGCCTTCGAAATCGACGGCATCGTCCTTACCCCAGCCGGTGGCTTGCACCGCCCGATCGGCAGTCGCACGTTCCACTGCCGCCGCATCCAGATGATCGGCCACGCTTTGCCCGCCGAAAGTCAGCTTTTCGAGAATGGCCGCGTGGGCGGCCGGGTCGGACGAGATCTCGTCTCCACCAATACGGTCAACCAGGGCGGGCGGTGTTAGCACCCGCGCGATCTCGATCGAGCCGGCTTCGGTCCGCCGATAGATGATCAGGTTGCCAGCGCCATCATCGGTCGAAAATGCTTTTCCCGCCGGCATTGCCGTCTCGCCAGCATCGCGCGAGGTAAAGTAATTGCCGGCGGCCACAGCCGCGCCGACCAACGGCTCTACCAGGCTGGAGACTGAGGCCACGAATGTCTGCCCATCGATCAGCGCAGGCACGAGTTCGCGACCGCTGGCGACCCGTAGAGGGGGGAGTTCGGATATCTTGGCCACGCTAAGTTTTCCTTGTCTGTCCGGCGAATCGGCAGCCGCTATCGGCCGCGGGCGAGCCAGCGAAAGCCGCCGGCCGCGTCGGCCGTTGGCGTCTTGTGATTTTGCGCGAAAAGCAGGGCGTGATCGGGCGCGAGCGCCACCTCTTGCACGGTCGATTGGCCGTCATTGGTCTGCACCGTATTGATGATCGTCGCAAAAATGCCTTCGCACTCGACCGGGAAAGGCCAGGGAAAGTTGAGCGTGAAACTCGCCTCGCTCGCCGGCAGCGCCGAAACGCCGGTCATTTCTACCAAGCCATCCGAATAGCGGCGCCAACGGCTTGCGCCGTCGGTTCGCGATTCGACCAGGTAGACAATCCCCGCTGCTTTGAGAGAGGCCGGGGTGACAGCAAGATCCAAAGCGATCCCGTCACGCACGTCGGCACCGCTCGCGGCATCGACAGTCAGCGTTCGATTGGCGTAGAAATTGCCACCGCCCTTCACCAGACCACTGCCGTAGATCGTGCGCGACATCAGACCGTCGAGCGCCTCGCCTACCGCTGCGATAGCGTAATCGATCATCGCCTTTACGACAGCGCCGGTCGTCACCCGTTGCGTGTCACCGGTGGTGGCTTCGGCAAGTGTGGCCAGCTCGACGACACCCCGCATGGCGGTGGTCGCAGGAGGATTGAGGAAATTGGTGTCTCCGAACACCAGACGTTCGATGTCGGACGTCGGGAAGGCTATGTCGATAGCGAGAAGCATCGTGCTCGATGCCGATTTCTCGAAGATCTTCGTGGACTGACCGTAAACGGCAAACAGCGTGCCGTCCGCGAGGAACAGCCCGAATCCACGAACCGCATAAGTTTCGGGATCCTCGTCGCGAATGATCATATGAACGATGTTGTCGCCCACCGACTGCCCCGAAATGGTGGACAGTCGGCGAAACTGGCCGGGCAGTGCCGTAAGTGTCGGCGCGACGATGAAGTCCGCATTGGTCAGCCCGACATAGGCGATCGTCAGATCGATATCGTCTTCGATCTGGGCAGCAGTGAAGCGGCCGAGACCAGCCGTGGTCATAACCAGCGAGAGCGCAGGCATCGTCATGGCCGGGTATCCAGAAAGTTGGATGTAGCGCCTTGCAGCGGCTCCCCATCCTCGGTTTGCAGAAAGTTCGCCCAGTCGGGCGAGCTGTCGATCGTGAGACCGACATCCTGTCGCTCGAAGCCGGCGATACGGATCGCCGCCTGGATACCGACGGCACCACGGGCATCGACCGACTGCACGAGGCGCATGTGTTCGCGCAGCGGTTTGACCCGCCCGACCTCGCGGATGATCGATTCTGCGAACGCAGCGGTCGCGCGGCGCCCGCCGGCCGCGACGCCGTCGCCGGTGACCATCGGCAGGATGACGTCGAAGGTATGGGCAGGCCGGCGCGGCTGGGCCTCGTGCCATTCGACCAGGCGCGCCTGTCCATCGAAGCGGCCGAGAACCGTTTCGACGGACAGGCGCGTGCCCTTGTGACGGTGCAACGCGATCGAACCAGCAACCGCCTCGCGCTTGTCCTCCTCGGACCAGTCGGGGTCCCATGTGTCGACCGACAGGCCCCAGGCGAGCCACGGCAGCAGCTCGACCGGGCACGTCATCGGATCGTCGAGATCGGGCGGCGATGCGACGTCGACGATGCGCGCGCCGCCCGCCTCGAGCGCGCGTTCGAGCTGGGTTGCGTTGGGCGGCAGGAGGCTATTCATCATAGCCTGCGTGGCGTACGTCGATGCCGGTGCAGCGTGCGGCCTGCGTCAGGTCGCAGATGATCGAAGCGGCGGGCGAGAGGATCTCGACGCGCTGGACGCCTTCGACGGTCAGGGCCGCGTACAGCCCCGACATGGCGATATCGCGCCCAAGCTTGCGCAAATCGGCGATGTAGCGTGCGAGCTTCGCATTTGCGGCAGTCAGGATGAGCGCGGGATCCGGTCCCGAGAAGGTCCACAGTTTGGCGGCCACCGCGAACGGGATCTGTTCGGCCGGCGCGACTGATACCAGATCGCCAACCGGCCGGATCTTCTTGTCAGTGACGATCGCCCGTACCTGATCAAGCAGCGCGGCCGACGCGGTGCCGTCGCCTTCGACCGACAGCACGGATACGAGGACTTCGCCGGGCGCCGGCGACGTGGCGCTGGCGTCGAGCACGAGGCCGCTCGCATCCTTCGCGTGCTTCACATAGGCAAGTTCCGGCCCGGCGACCGAGAAGCCCTCGGGACCGAGGACGATGCGCGCGCGGAAGCTATCGTCGCTTTCGTAAACCGGCGCGGCGCGGGTGATGCCGTTGGCCGGGGTGACGACGACCAGGCGGGCGACGCCGATCGCGGCGCCGAGGTGATCGAGCGTCGAGCCGGTGGCATAGGCAACCAGGCGCTGTTGCAGGCGTTCGTTGAAGTCCGCGCGCAGCAGGATCTCGTCATAGGTAGCGACCTGCAGCACCTTGACCGCGGGATCGCTGTCTACGGTCGCATCGAACGACGGCAGCAATGCCTGGACGCGCGCGACCTTGCGCTGGAAGATCGTCTCGTAATCCAGCTGCTCGACGATATTCGGGGGATCGAACCGCGACAGATCAACGGTGGTGGGACTGGAGGTGGCGGCCATGATGAGCCATGTCGGCGCCTGCTTGCGCACATGGCTAGGCCGCGTTCTTGTTAAAACGCATTCTACAAGAGTCGTGATTGTCTCTTATCGCAAGTAACGATCGTGCCGAAGCACGTCAGCAACCCCCAGAATCGGCCATTGACGCTGTCGCGTTGCAGCCTCAGTCTCTCGCCCATGACTTTCAAGGCAACATTGATTTGGCTTGCGAGCACCGTGCTGCGCTCATTATGTGCTCATTGATCATGCTTCGCTTTGGCCCTCAAATGAACGCACCAGCCATCGTCTACCCGTTCATCACGACTTGGGGGATTAGGGCGCTAGCATGGCCGCTGTTCGCGGTGCTCGCCCTCCGAGCGCGGAACGACCACTAATCGTCAGGTCGCACCTACCCGGCGTCGGCGGGGGTGCCCAAAGCCGCTCAGGTCGCAAGTAGTAAAAACGCGATCATACGATGAACCATTAAAGCCTTTCCGATCTTCGCATTGTTGATTCGAATTCTGACAAGCCAAAATGAAGATGGTAGATTTGCGGTGCCCCTACAATGTCTATTTGACCGCTGCTGATTCGTTCTGCAAATAGGCATCGGGGTACGTTGACATCCGCTTCCCCACTCCGAGGAGATGATATATGAAAAACTCTCTTTTCACATTCATTACAGTATGCGCGGCGTCACTTGCGATGCCGATCGGTGCCGCCTCGGCACAAGAGGCCAGTCTGGATGAGTGCATCCAAAGGGCCAGCGATCAGTATAATGAGAACATGCAGCGTTGCTTTGGATACGCTTGGCATGACAGTTACGAAAGAGATATTTGCCAGTACAGTGCGGGACAGGAGCATGATGGCAATGTACAAGCTTGCTACGCAAGCTTTCCACAGGGCGTCTCTTTATTCAAAATTGAAAATGCGACAGCATATAATAAGCAACAAGTATTATAGTCTGCATGGCTAGAAATACTTATTCTTAGTACGTAGATTGCTTATGGTTGCTACGGTAATATTACGGTTTGCCGTAGCAGCCTAGGTGCTCAGTCCCGGCATTCAGTGGATCAGATCTGCGGTTAACGTATCTGGGTATGACGGCTGAATTTTAGCGATATATTGGTAAGTCATAAGGCCATTAAGCGTCTTCAGCCGACCGACAAAGTTGTAGGCTGCCATGAAGCCAGCCAGGTGCGCCCGTAGCTGCTCGTGCCTCTCCTTGTGGAAGCGTATGACGGTTGCTTCCTTAACGGCCTTTGTGAATTATCCGGACGAAATTCACGGGAGGCAAGGCTTTCCTACTAGCCTTGCCTTTCGGTCAGCAGACGAAAGTGGTTTGCGAGATGCGCTTCGCGTAGGAACGCGCCAGCGCTACGATCACGGGGTAACAACACTAAAGTGGATCTCGCGCACGATAAGAGCGAACGGTAGTAAACGACGACAAGTTGTAAGAAGCGGTGCGCTTGCTTTCGGGGAGGATATTTCGATAGCTGCCAGAGAGCGGCGTTTTTTATTCTCGACAGTGATCATTAATAGGAAAATATGCCACTCCGCGAACGCCCAATCGCGGACATCGGTTTGATCGTCCAGCTTTGCGCAGATGCTGCTACGCGGTGATCAGACATGAGCTACCAGACCAACCGCCGAAGCCAAACACGGGCCATCGCCGTTTACGTGACACTTCTTTGCGTTGGCGCGGTGCTGGGCTTCCTTGTCAGGCTCGGCGTGATCACTGACCATATCCTCTGGTAGCAGCGACCGACAGCCGTTCGAAGGTCCGCAATCCACTAAACATTGCCGTTCAGCGCGATGCTAGCCGCGCAAGAATTAGGTCAAGGATCCGCTGACGCTCGCCTTCCGTCAGGCCAAGCAGGATGCGGCGTGCATAGCGAACCTTCGGCTGGCTTGGTGCGGGTGCATCAGACAGGCCGGCTTGGTGAATGCTAGCGATCCGCGACGCACGCCCACCAAAGCCGACCCATGCTTCATCGGCATTGCCGCCACCTTTCAGGCTCTTCGCCAACCGGAGTTTGCGGAACATCTTCCGCTGGCGGAGACGGCCCTTTTTTCCGCCACGATCGGGCTTGGGGCGGCGCGGTGCGAACGCTGCGCCATCCGGATCGCGCTGGGCAGCGATCCGATCCGACTGGCTCTTGCGGATCTCACGGCCGATCGAACGCATCAGCCGCGCGCGTTCTGGCGCAGCGGTGCGCAGCAGCAGATCGCGGCAGAGCTGCTCGATTGGTTCGAAGTCGGTCATCGCGTGACGATCTCGATACCGCCGGCTGCGTCATCGATCAGCCCCGCCCAGAGGGCGGTGCCGGTCCGAACGCCGGCAAACTGATCAAGCAGGATGGGCTCGGGCAGATGCGTGACCTTTAGGCCCCTCGCCTGCTGTTCGACGCGCACCAGCTCTGTCAGGCCGAGCGTGATCGTGATGTCGCACGTCTCGGCGTCGAGTAGCTCGCTTTCGAAGGTGAACGGCTTGCGCTCGCCCTTCTCGAACAGGTCGGGCTGATTGGCAGCGATCCAGGCCAGGATCGGCACGAGCAGGGTGTCGACACTGCCGGCATGGTCTTGCACCCAGATCGAAGCCGTGTAGGAATATTCGAACGACAGCGAGCCAGCGCGCACCGCGACGTCGCCCTTATCGACGAAAATCTCCATCTTCTCCGGGCTGTTCCTGATTGTGGGAA